GATGCCGCCTACGCCTTAGGACTTCCTTCAAATGAAGTTCAAACATTGAGATTATTTAAAAATAAAATACCTTTAAGTAAGGATGGTTTGGACGCCTCTGTTCAATCTGAAAAACAAACAAACTGGAGTATTACAATTGCTGATGGCGATACTTTAAAGCTTTCAGTTGATAACACGGCCTCTATTACATATACAATTCAAGATGCCGACTTTATAGCGGAAGGTTCTTATACTACAGTTTCTTCACAAAACAGCCTAGAAAGCTGGGCAAATGTATTAAACAATAAGCTCACTGGCGTTACCGTCACTATTGTAGGCGAGCGTTTAGTCATTACTTCAAACCTCGGCGAATCTGATAGAGCGGCGGTTTCAATCGATCCAACTAGCGACTTAGTTACAAATGGCATGTTTACACAGTCTGCTGGACTGGAATCGTCTGGGCAAGCTTCAGATTATCAATTATCAAGAAACACCGCACAAATCAGGTTAAATACCCCATTGAGCCCCGGAGACACTTTAACTGCCGGAACAAGCGATACAGAAGCTAGAATTGAATCTGTCAGAATTCTAGGCGGAAATTTAACTTTAATTTCTGATGGATATTTTTGGCTTTTGTTAGATGATCCAACCGTTCAGTCAGTATTTACAGGAGTGGCCACTGGCACAACCCTTACTGTTAGTAAACCTTCTGCAAATATTATTCGTTATACTTCAAACGCAACAAACGCATTTGCGAATGTTTTTGTGGGCGATTACACAATTGTTTGGAGCAAAGAAGTTAATTCTGGAAATAGAATTGAAGGAAGAGTTTACGCAAAAACTTCTTCAACTTTAGACATAAAAGTCACGGCCTCTGAATACGCCTCAGCTGTAGCAGAAGGTCCAGTAATTTACCAGGACGGCTTTGTTGTTACTAGAACGAAAAAAGTACCTCAAAAATTTAAAATAAACTCTGGGACCTCTGTATTTTTAGGTACAATTGCAGATGATCTTAATTTACAAGCCAATGGGTGTGAATTTTCTGTTTTTGATGAAGAAATACTACTTGTTAAAACACTAACTAAAGACACTTCTGGAGCTGTTTTTGTTGTAACCCAAGACGATCAAGCAAAATCACTTTCATTGCCAACAAATGAGCTTAAATTAAGTAGCGAATCTTTGTATGCGTTTTACGAAAGTGAGTATACCGAAGGCGGTTTCCCGCTTTTTGTTCATTCAAATTTTTCTACTGAATCTTTTGCAAGCCCTCCGGATTCTTATATTTCTACTATCGGTACAGGGGTGACATTACTGAGCGAGGGTCTGGATCCAGATTTTATTGTAGGTTATTTACAGCCTTATGGTACTATTTTAGATACACTATCTTCATCAGAAACTACACCACTTTCAAACTACTCCGGTTCATCAATCACTATCGATCAAGATAAGTTAATTAAACGCTTAAGGCTGTCCGATAGATGGTACGCAGCAAGCCCACTAAATTTTGGCGCAAATGACGAAATAGTTGTAGTACTAGATAGCGATCTTTCCGGAAAAACCTTTTCTATTCCTCTTTATAGAAATGTTAAAACGACTTCTACGCTAGCAAACAATCCCAACTCTTTTAATGCGGTCGACTCCGATGCTGGTGATCTGTCTTTCTTAACGTATTTTCCTTCTTCGTTTAAATTTGATAATTACAAAGTTTTAATGAAGGCAAAAGCCATACTGAATCCAGCTGGAAATGAAAACGCTGTTCTGTTTAGAGCGATTCAACATGGACGTTCAGGAGAAAAAATAAACGTTAGTTACATTTATCCAACTGCTCCAAACTCAGTTTTGTCCAGTTTGGTTACTGTAGATGAAAACATAAACATAAAAATATCACTTTCTTCTGGCGGAGTTATTGGAACGTCAATTGACGGCACTACTGAGTGGAACGTTACGATTGTACCAAACAATCCCGTTGTAGGGACCGATCAGGTTACGTACTCCTGGTCTGGAACAGGTACTAATCCAGTGTTAGCTCTTTCGGGTGGAGAATACGTAAACATTGGAACCAGCTCCCAGTTAAGTTTAAGAAATACAGGCACCTTCAGAATAAGTACGGCGGTCGGTTTTGCTCCTACATCAACAAGCTTTACCGTTTCCAGAAAATCTGGTGAGGCAATAGCCGAAGCGAACAAAGCAACGTTGGTAAACAACAACTTTACTTTTTACAACAAAAGCACCACTATAGGCTTGGATATACCTGACTACGTAAATAATAACCTGTCTAATTTTATTACCGCTGAGTTGGTGGATGATTCTGGATTAACTGGCGCTGGTATTATAGAAAAAAGTACCTACGAAGAAAGCGGTTTTGCATATGAAAGCGTGTCGCTAAAAGACGGTTTGAATTGGATTGCGTCTACCAATCTTTCTGGCTCCCCTCAATTCACATTTAAAATTCCTCTTACTGTATACAACACTGCTACTGCTGGCGGAACATATGGATTTAATGATGGTGAAGAAATAAAGTTTGTTCCAACCAATCTTGATCAGTTGGTTAAATTCATTAATACACTTGCTGTTACCGGCTATACGACCGTAGGCGGCGCAATCGCATCTCAAAGAGGCGGCAAGCTAGAGCTTTCAACCCAAGTATTAGGTGGAAGCGGAGCTATTCAGGTAGTAGGCGGAAAAGCTAACACAGCAGAAACTCCCGTACTGGGAAGCTCATCAATTTATAATAATCAATATATGCTATGCGGAATTGATAAGTCCGGCATAGATGGATTGCATAGTGATCAATGGGTAAAACTTGAAGCTTCAAATACTCAAAAGAAAAGCACGCTATTTAAAACTTCATTAAATATACAAATTGAATCAGATACCCCTCCTGCCACAGGATCTGATCCTAAAAAATCTACAATTACCTTATTCAACAAAACCCTTGAAGACAGGCATTTTGGAAAGCCTAGACATCACATAAGGACTAGAGGGCGGACCTTTAAAGTAGAAAAACAAGGTAAGCTAACCTGCGTTAGTTGGGACGGGTCTGGTACTCAACCGTTTTTTGAGAAGTCACTTAACTTCAATGACAGTTTAGGCGGAACTGTAAGTGTAGAAAAAATAACAGGCACAAACACTGCTGAATATAAAATACTTACCGGAAATGCAAATTTCAGCGAAGTTTCTATTGGTGATATTGTTACGGTACAGAACATGTCAAATAGCTCCAATGATGGGACATTTCTTGTTACCGGAATTAGTGACGATGGCAAAACCATGAGGCTGTTTAATCCTTACGGTGTTACTGCAGCTGGAGCTGCTTTTGCTGCTGGGGATTTTACTTGCACCACTGAGCTTTCTGAAAACGATACCGTTATCATTAAAGAGCCTTTTAATGTTTTAAATCGAGGAAAATTTAGAGTTGTAAGGCGCTACAAAAACTCTTTTTATGTTGAAAATCCAAATTCAGTTGAAGAGTCTGTAACAGATACCTATACCCCAATAGACATTGAATTTGATGGTACGACCGGTTTTGATATAGACGCTTCTGAAAACAAAATTAAACTATCTTGGGATGGAACTGGAACCGAACCAGATTTTAGCTTGGTACGCCCCGGAGACGAAATTACGCTTGGGTCTGATTTTAGCCCTTCAAACCAGGGGAGTTGGGTTGTTTTCAATTCTGAAAGTACCTTTTTAGAGGCCATAAATCCTTCAGCTGTAAATGTTTTAATTTCCGATGTTCTTGAAATACACCGACCTTCTTTTACTGTTTTTGAGTACGATGCTACAGTTCCGGACGATGTTTTCACTATTTCGGGAGATTTCCTTGGATTAAATAACAAAAATTCCTGGAAAGTATACGAAGTTTTAGGTCCTAATAAAATTGTAGTTTACGGAACAATGACTTCTGTAAGTACCACAAGTGTTTCAGGCCAACAGGATAACTTAATCGTTCAAGAATGGACACCATTTTCAGGATACAAAAAAATACATCTTGTCACTGTAGATCCCGCCAGCATTAATCAGCGCGGAATACTGGTATTTGATACACCAAATCAGGCTGATAAAATTAATCAGGCTGCGAGTGTACAGGTTTCCGCTGTAGGCAAACTGCAGTTTAGTGAAACTATACGTAGAGGTCTTGACTCCTACAGATTTGATACTGGAATTATTGGGGAGGCCAATCGCATTGTGTACGGTGAGCCCAGGGACGTTACCAGCTATCCGGGCGTTGCAGCTGCGGGAGCAGAAATATTTATTCGTCCTCCACTTATCAAACGTGTTCAAGTTGGAATAGCGGTAAGACTTGAAACAGGCATTCCCTTTTTCCAGATCGTTGAGCAGGTTAGAACTAATGTCTCGGCACTGATCAACGGTAATCCTATAGGAACTCCAATTGCAATTTCGGATATTGTTTCTGTAGTAAACATTATACAAGGGGTAAAGGCAATGGCTATCACCTCGCCTTTGTACAATGCGTCTAATGATACAATTAATATTGGACTTTCTGAAAAAGCAAAAATTATAGATCCAACAAACGATATTTCCACAACCCAGATTGTTTGAGGCTTGAATGTCAGACAATGAAGATGCAGAATACAAACGCCTTAGAAGTTTTTTAAATCCCGCAATTAAAGGAGAAATAACAGAGGCTGTACTGCGTTCTTTAGCTAAAGGGGCTGGATACCTAGTTGATCAGATTGAGGCAGTAAATGAGCAGGTGTATATTGCCACTGCGTCTGAAAAATACCTGGATCAACGGCTTGCTGACTACAATATAGTTCGTCCCGCAAATGTTGGTTTGGGAGATGACATTTTTAGAGAAGTCGGCATAAGCATTATTAATAGGAAACAAGTAAGAGAGCTTATCGAACAGCTTCTGTTCGCAATGTTTGGAGACGAGTCGACTAATGCCACATCAAGAAGTTCTCAGATTGAGCCTTATAATTTAGATGACGGCGACACGCTTTTAATATCTTTTGACAATCAAGCTACGGCGACAGTAACTTTTACAAATGATCAATTTACTAACATAAGTAATGCTTCTGCTCAAGAAGTTGCTGATGCAATAACTCGAGAAATGAGAAAACAAGGAAAACCCGGCAGAGCCTACGTTAGAAACGATGGGGCCGGTTCATACGTCACACTTATTTCAGACACAGCCGGGCCTTCTTCTTCTGTAGCTATATACGGTGGAAGAGCGCAAAATATTTTAAAGTTTGACAAAATTAGACCGACAACTGCAGGGATATCTACCCAGTGGACTATAGCTAAACAGCCCGGTGGGCTAGTTCGCTTTACTTGGAGTGCAGGGCCGACCCCTAGCATTGGGAAAATTCGCGTCGGGGATTATGTAAATATTTACGGTTCTTCTTTTGATGCCTTAAATCGAGGCACTTTCACTATTATAACTATAAAAAGCGGCACTGTAGGAAACTCATATTTTGAAATTGACAATCCTTCAGGCGGCTTTAACGAAACAGTGAATCAAGGAACAATTGACTCTATTCTTTTTTATTCTCCTTACGTAAGTACTGTCAGTAGTAAAAGGCGATATGCTGCAGCTTATCAAA